GCGTAAGGAGGCAAATCATGGACAGCGGTAATTTGATCTGCACGATACATGAGGAGATTCTTGGTATTTGCAGGGAGCAGCTTGAAGAGCTGCCCCCTGAACCGGAAGCACCTGCTGAGTATTCTGGAGTATATCAGGCGTTCCGGGACATCACGGAGGTGACCGAGAAGGCCAAGGACGCCGGTGAACGGATGGAGAACAGGTTATTTCAGTATAGTACGGCTGTTAAGTCATTAGGATTTAAGAGGGTAAGAGAATGATATACAAAACGAAAGACGGGATTGCATTTCATGTGCTTCCGGATAACGCACGTTGTGCATGCGAGGGCGTTCATCCTGACGTGTTGAGCGAATGCCCGATGCATAATTTTGACGATGATGGAGATTTATGCGTACCGGAACTGTGCGACTACTACGATGAGGTGACCGAATGAGTGAATTAAAACGATTAAATCTTGACCACGCAACTGACGGACTAAGACGGTTTATTTTGGAGAATCCCGATTTGCCGATTGTAATTCTGGCAGACGAAAGCTCTGTTACCGATAACGGAGCATGGACGTACTGTTCTGAGATTTCGGTTAAGATCGAAGAGATTCTTGATTGCGAATATTACGATTATGGCGATATGGTCATCACCGACCGTGACAGACTCGAAGAAGTTATTGAGGATAATCTTTACGAAGATTACCACGATAAACCGGAATCAGAGTATGACGCTGCTATTAAGGCAGAGGTGGAAAAATTTGAACCGTACTGGAAGAAAGTAATTGCGGTATATGCAACAAACTGAGAGGGGACGGTGATGCGGAATGACACTTGAAGAAGCTATTAAACACGCTGAATATATCGTAAATAACCGTAAATATGCAATTTCAGTGTGTGGGAGCGTGAAAGATTGCGAACAGATTGCGGAATGGCTCCGCGAACTTCAGGAGAGACGGAAACAGCCGGAACAGCGATGGATCCCCGTGAGCGAGAGGCTCCCGGAAGAGCACGAAAGCATGTTTGCAAGGTTCTACGGCTCAGAAAGGTGGAATAGGAGTATGTGGCTCAGGCAGTCCGACCGGGTGATCGTTACGTCCGAGCTGGCCGACGGCACGCGGATCACCGAGACAGCCACGACAAGGGACGGGGAATGGAAACCGGATCACACGATCTTGAAGCGCGAGATCGTGGCATGGATGCCGATGCCGAAACCATATAAAGGAGAGACAGATGAGACTTATTGATGCTGATTCAGAAAGGAGAATTTATGAAGAAATTAATTAAGGCAGCGGTAGCGGTTATCATAGCACTGGCGATCACGGCCATCATGATCGTGACGGCCAATGCAGAAACGCGGTACATCGAAAAGACATTTGTTTTCGGCAGATACGCGCCGAACGTCCACATTATCAATGCGGCGCTCGGGACAGCATTGGAAGTCAGGACGGACGGATCCGTGTGCTGGAAGAAGCTCCGGGAGAATAACGATTACAATGATGTCTCGCAGTGCTTCACGATCCTGCCGGCCGGCAGCGGGTATTATGCAATCGTTGAGGTGCTTCCGATGGGCGGACACAACCCGAGGGTTCTGACATATAAGCCCGGCAAAGGATTCTCAATGGAGTGGCCGGCCGGCAGCGGGTACGCAGATACACAGAAGTTCCGCTTCAAGTGGTACTCAAAAACGACCTGCGGCGGTCGCACGATCAAGAATTGCTGGCGGCTTGTCTGCAAAAAAGACAGTATAGCCTTCTGTACCGGGGGCTGGTCGACGCTCCGGACCCGGCAGGATAATTGGTCTGAAGACTACTGATTTTCGATCAAAGTAGGGAAAAGTGTGGGGAAAATGGAAGAACGGGCGATTGTTAAAATTGCCCGATTTTAAAGCAAAAATAATGTTCTGACAATTCCCGTTATCAGAACATGGAAAGTAGGTTTTTAAACATGTTGCACAAAAAGAGGGATAAAACCGGAAAGAACGAATTTGACGGTCAGTATATTAAGACATGCCCGTTCTGCGGAAGCCGAGTGAAATACACGACTCTCGTGACGGGAATGAAAATGTTTTTCTGTAATAATTATAAAGAATGCGGAGCGGTCGTGAGTTTCAATACACCGGAGTGCAATGTTCCACAAAATGACTTTGAAAGGATAAAAGCATGGAACAGGAGGCATTAAAAGGATGAGCGTGATAATAAAAAACAGGGAGATGCCTGAAGGATGTGTTGAATGCTGGAATCGTTTTTCTTGCAAACATTTTGAGATAAGTTTCATAAGGCTTAATACGAGACATCCTGATTGTCCGCTTATCGAAGTTCCTGCTCCGCATGGTCGGCTGATTGATGCGGATGCATTGAAAAACTATATAGAGAATTACGGTCATACAGAAGCGTTCGCAATGGCACAAATCGGAAGAGAGGGAAAATTCTTTTTGATGGGAAACATAATTGCTGACATTGATGAACAGCCAACAGTAATCGAAGCGGAGGGAACGGAATGAGCGAAATCAAATTCTATATTCCAAAAAACGAAACGATTCCGACAGATTTAAGGCTTTATGTCGGAGATATATATGTGAATTATGAGCGCATTAAAAGTGGATTCAGATTCCACATTTGGGTTGATGATGAGGATAAGGCAATTGATGTTGCAAAAGAGATTACGGACAAAATGAAGCTTGAACATGACGAATCTCAGCACGGCGTATCATGGAGAACAATATCTCTGGCAGTTGTGCCACAAGATGAAAGATATAGGATTGATACAGTTGTTGACTGGATATACAGAGTGAGGGATTCATATTGAGGTGACGGAATGAGTGATTGTATCAGCCGACAGGCGGCGATTGATGTTGTTAATAGTATTGATAATTTGGATGCGAAAGCTAAAGGTGGAATTTGCATTAACCTTATGGGCTTGCCACCCGCACAGCCGGAGCGGAAGGTTGGAGAATGGGTACAAGTTCCAAGATTTGAAGGGGACACACAGCCATATTTGGAATGTCCATTTTGCAAGAATCAAGTTGGATGGTGGGATTTGGCAAGATATTGTAATGGATGCGGTGCGAAGTTGGAAGGTGGTGCAGGATGAGTGATCTGATTGAAAGACAGATAGCACTTAATGCAGTAGATGCGATAGGACATATTGCAACAATGCCAGATGGTGACAAATGCATCAGAAGAAGCGCAGTAAAATATACATTGTCTATGTTGCCATCCGCACAGCCGGAGCAGAAATGGATTCCCGTAAGCGAGAGACTTCCGGAGCTGGATGAGGATGGATACAGTCAGAAGGTACTCGCGTGCTATGGGAATTATTCCGGATGCGACATACTTGAGTATCGCGCAACAGAAGGAATTGGCAAATGGTACATTGGGGACATGGATGAGTCACCCGAAGATATAGGGTTAATGGTCTTGGCATGGATGCCGTTGCCTGAAAAGTACAAAGGAGAACAGGGCGAGAAATGAAAGAGATCTGCAAGAATTGTGATCATTGTAAACCGACGTACAAAGGCGGATTGTGTGAGAAGACCGGAAAGAAGACGAAACTGTCCAAGGAAGGTTGTGAGGAATGGAGACCAAAGAAATGAAAATCAAAAGAACATGTCCGGTCTGCGGTAGAACATACACAGACCCTCCGGCGATCTCCAGAAGGAGTGAGCACAAGGAGATCTGTCCGGAATGTGGGACACGTGAAGCAATAGAGGATTGGAATCGGGGCCAAGAAGAACGCACGGAGAAACGCACGGAAACACACGAGTGCGATTGATGGGGGTAGCGGTACATGATAGCAATTTACACGCAAAACAGGCAAGCGGTCTGGAACTTCGCGGACATATCGAGGTTTCACGTAACTGGCAATGGGACAGGTATTCAGGCGGTGGCAAAAAACGGAGCCGGTGGTGAACTGGCAAGGTATAAAAACCGCGAACAATGCACATATGTTTTAGAGATGCTTATGTCTGCGATTGATGCGGACGAGCGAACATTTATATTTCCAGCAGAAAAGGAGCTTGAGTATGCAAAGCAACACAGTGCAACAGGAGGAGGTAAGAGGCATGGCGGTTCTTGACCGTGTCCCTGAAGGTTGGAGAGTAATTGGCGGTGCGGTGAATCACCCAAGCGGTTACCGCTTTATCACCAACAATAAATCACGCTTTGGCGGCGAGTATCAACATGCACTTGTCAAGGAGGATGTAGCGATTGAATGGTGGCGTGACAATACCTGACAAGGACACGGCAAGAGCGTTAAATGATTTGGCAAGGCATACGGCTATTGTCCGCATCCTTAGCGATATACGTATGGACATGGAGATATGTGAAATTGAAGGATGGGACAAGAATGAATATTTAAATCTAATAAGGCAATTGCTTAATTCTATAGGGGACAAAACAATGGATGATTTGATAAGCAGGAAGGATACTATATCTGCAATCATGGGAGAATATCCTGAAGCGCACTATCCAGACTGGTATGCGCGCATCATTGAGGAGCTACCGTCTGCAAGGCCAAAGAGTGATAGAAACACAGGTGATTTAATTGAACGGCAGGCAGTCCTTGATCTTGCAAGAGATCTAACGTTTAAAAACATTGAAGGACTTAAAAATTACAGATACAGATGTATTGATCCGGATCATGTGCGAGAACTTAAGTCTGTACAGCTTACAGAAGCTATACCAGTAGCGTGGATCGAGGAAGAGATTGCGATCCTGAAAGCTAAAGGTAACGAGCTTGCTCCTATGTTGATGAGTGCAATCCTTTCATCCGAGCTTGATAACTGGAAAGAGAGAATGAAGAATGATAATGGCTAAGATCTTAGTTGTAATATTACCAATAGGTACGGCCGTCTTGTTGGCGCTGGATCGGCGCAGATGAAGAGGGAAAACGATGATAAAAAGGTGCGATGTTGGTAAAGTGCTATTCTATGCTCACTATAATGTAAAGGAGCTGCCTGGCTTCCGGTTCACTGTCGGTAAGATGACAATCACCGAGGTTTCAATTGATGGAAGATTCAGAGCAGAGGAATATGATTTGTGGATACCTAATGACTTTATTGATGTTGATAGAATGTTCTGGCGGAGCTGGGAATGTGAGAAGTATTGCAGACGCAGAAACGCTCAAGAGTTTAGGAGGATGATGAGTTGTGGACAGTACAGCAGAGCTTCTTAAGGAGCTGAGGCAGCGGGGCTTTGATGCCCGACTGGATGAGACAGGTGTTGTTACTGTCTGGGTTGATCCGTACAAAGACGACACCGAAAGCATCAATCGACTAATAAAAGATAAACTCAAGTGGGAACGAAGCTATGGATTTAGATACGTGAGAAGACCGAAAGAGTGGGACAGCCAGCCGCCGAAAGCTCCGGATCGGGATGCATACGCTGCGAAAACGCAGCGGCGAACTAAGCCGCTGCAGGCAGCGGTAGACGATGAACAGTTGCCAGGACAGATGGATATCTTTGATTTTTTAGGAGGGAAGTGAAAGTGAAGGTTGAAACGTTAATTGTTTACGGTGCTCTTATAATCGCGGCTATCTTCGTTGCTATAATTATAATTGCGACACTTAAGGCCGGCAGTGATAAAGATGATCGGAAGGATTGTGATGAATTCGAAGATGAATGTGAATGCGACTGGTTCTAATCAGAAAGTAGTAAGTAAGGAATTATGTGGTGGCTGCCATTCCTTTGACGGGTTTAGTTGCGACCTCAGTCCTATAGCATCAGATGCCTCGGTTGTTTGTCCTTATGCTATTAATAATCATGACAGAACAAATGTTTACAGTTATAATAATAAGGGACAACCGCAACGGCACAGAGCAGACAGCAGAAAGGACTTAGTCGATGACTCCTGAAAACGAAGCCAAGAAAGATTATCTGTCGCGATACAAATGGGATCTGGAAGCGCTGAAAGAGATAGACGGGGAGATTACTGCCTGCAGACTTGGGGCGCTGCCGGGTGCGATCGCTTACAGCGGAATGCCAAAAGGAAGCGGTAACAATCCTGACCTGTCTAATTACATGTCAAAGATAGATAGTTTACTGACAAAGTTTATTAAGAAACGTGAGGAAGCTATCAAGGATCTGCAGGAGATATCGGCGGCTGTTGAGGCGGTTGAGCATCCTCGGTCGAACATACTGCTACGATACAGATATATTCAGTGTAAAGAGTGGGATGAGATAGCTAAGTGTATGGATTACACGGAAGTCTACTGCCGGCGCGAACTTCACAGCGAAGCCCTAAAGAATTTCAAAGTCCCTACAAAATCCTACACGGATGTGTGATAAAATGATAAGGTCGAATTACGACAATGAATTCATATAATTCCTTTCGCATGAGGAGCAGGCTAATAACCTGCTCCTTTTGTTTTAAATATGCAGTACGAATCAAATCCTTTTTATTTAACAAACAAATGGAAACGCAAGCGCAAATCAATCCTTGTGCGTGACAAGTACCAGTGCCAGGACTGCAAGCGGTACGGTCGCATGCGCGAGGCGACCGAGGTCCATCACATCAAACATCTTGATGAGTATCCCGAGCTTGCGTATGACAATGATAACTTAATTAGTCTTTGCCACGCGTGCCACAACGCGAGACATCCGGAGAAGGGGCGGCTGGCGCGGAAAAAATATGAAAAGGTAAGCGATCGCGGGGCAGGCACCCGAAAAATCGCGAAAAATTTTGATTGAGAAATGCCGCAGACCCCGCCCCCTTCCGAACGCGTTTTCGGGGCTCGGCCTGC